TGAATATAGACAACGATCGTTTTTTTAAATATGCTTCTTTTAGAAGAAGACAGAAATTTTTAAAGAAACAAAAGAGAAAACAAGCTTTTCAAAATTCTTTAGATTTTACTATGCCCATTCTCTTAATGGTACTTGGAGTTTTGTTTTTATTCTCCATGTTTGGATGTTCCACACCCATAACTTTAGAGCATCAAAAAATCCTACACAATCAACACGTTCTTATTGGAGATTTTTATGGTGCTTGTATGTTTTGTCAAGGGGAAATCAATTTTCTTTTGGGTCACTCCACCACAGTAGAAACTTGGGAAGATAAGGTCTTTCGATACTAAATATGAACAAAGAAGAATACCAATATCAAAGAGAATGCTTAGGCGGCTTGCGTCTAATATCTATTACTGTTATAGCCTTTTCTATCACCGTTATCCTTACAATTATGATGGTATGGAACCGTGATACCCCCCAAATCTATCAGCCTGTAGAGCCTCCTTCCCTGAAGGAAGACCTTGAAGTAATCTCCTTACAAGAACGCTTTAAAGACTATGATATACAAGTCCACCGTATAAACCCTGCTAACGCTGAACACCAACGGCGTTACCACCGACACCTAGCAAACCTATAATGGCATATCAGTTTGAAGAATCTATTCAAAGGGGAGTAATTTTCCTAATGAAAACAGACAAGGATTTCTTTCATGAAATCTCTCACTTAATAAAAGCATCTTACTTTGAGTCTCCTTTACACGAAAACATATTTAAAGCAGTTGCTGTTCACTTTGAAGCATATAATAATCTTCCTCCTGACGATGTTATCACAGAAGCTTTAAAAAAGCTGAAAGCAGATGATGAATATATAAGTGATTACAAGGATGAATTAAAGGCGATTAATAACCTGGATATTCAATCTGTTACAAACAAGGAATACTATTTAAATTTAATAGAAGACTTTGCTAGAAAACAAGCAATTAAGGACGCTTTCCTTTCAGGCTTAAACCATTTAAAAAGTGGAGAGATAGGGAGGATTGAGCATGAAATGAAAAATGCTCTAGGTATCTCCAGAAATGTAGATCTGGGTACGGATTATACTAAGGATTTTTTTACAAGATGGGACAGAAGTTACACTGTTAATGTTGCTAACAAAATTGCTACAGGGATATATACTTTAGACGGCTGTTTAGACGGCGGTTTAGGGAGAAAAGAATTGTCAATGGTAGTCGCCCCTCCTGGGGTTGGCAAATCTCTTTTTCTTACGCATATAGGAACTATGGCTCTTTTACAAGGTTTAAATGTTCTTCATGTTTCTCTTGAAATGAGTGAGGATAGGGTAGCTCAACGCTATGATTCTAATCTTACAAATATATCACAAGTAAATTTAAAAAATTCTAAAAAAGAAGCACATGAAAGAATTGAGGAGCTTTTTGAAAAAGTCGAAAAGAACACTGGCAAAATGCCAATTCTAAAAATTAAAGAATTTCCAACGGGACAATTAAATGCGCACGGATTACGAGCATATATGGCACAAGTTTCAAGTTTTGAGGATTTTCATCCTGATCTTATTATTCTTGACTATCTTGAGTTAATGCGACCAACTACAGTTGGAATGGCAGAGTATCAGGCGCAGGAAAGAATTGCGCAAGAGCTCAGGGGTATCGCCGCAGAGTATGAGTTGCTCATGTGGACTGCTACCCAAACCAACAGAGATGGTAAACGAGTACCTTTAATTAGTGACACAGAGTTAGCTGACGCTTATGGGAAAACAAGAACTTGTGATTTAGCTATCAGTCTTAATCAGACTTCCGAAGAATTTGACCAAGGGCAAGCAAGACTTTATGTTTTTAAATCAAGAAACTCAAGAACTAAGTTTGTAGTAGACATTAAAATTGACTATGATTTATTAACTGTAAGAGAAGCTTAATGAAAAAGAAACCTATACACCCTATGGAAGTTCATATTGGATTCAAAACATTTAAAATTGTTCATGAATCCTTAAAGAAAGACAGTTTATTCGGTTATGTAGATTTCGCTACAAATACTATACATATTGATACTACTCCTGTGGAAGTAGACTATAAAGGAACTCTCCTTCATGAAGTTTGCCATGTTGCTCTAGACCTTTTTGGTTTAGGCGACGACGACCAGATACCTACACTAGGTAATGAATACCTAGCAACTATAACCTCAAATATGCTACAATTGCTCTGGGGTTTAAACAAAGAACTATTTACATACATATTTAATAATGATTAATCAAATTTTAGAATACTTAGAAGGGTTTGCAAAAAGCTCCCTTGACTCAAAAGAAAACGCAAAAAGTGAAGTTGCAAAGCATTTCTGTGAAATCGCTCATGTTACTGCTCTAACTATTAGGAATGAAATCCTAAAAATAAAATTAGAAAAGGAAACAGAAGACTTAACAACCCAAAAAGAAAGCAAAAAGAAAGGTCGTCCTTCTAAAGATGCTTAAAACGGACAATATTTCTAGTGAGAAGATCCAAGAGCTCATTCCAAAAGTTTTAGAAATTAATGATGGTAATTTTGAAGTCAAGCTTCAAGAACAACCTGCTATATTTACTACCTTTTCTTGTGTCTTAGCAGATGCGGCTCGTGAAGTAGCTTCTGTAGAAGGGGGTCTTGATACATTAATTGCTCAGAAGGCAATAGATGCTAAAAATTCCTCCACAAAGAAACTCACCGTAGCGGATACCCAAGCTATAATAGACTGTGACAATGAGGTTATCACTCAACGAAGCCTCCTAGCAGATTCACAAAAAAAGGTATCTCTTTTAAAAGGACTTTTAAAAGGGTTAGAATACCAAAAGGATTGCCTAGTGCAAATATCCGCAAACAAAAGAAAAGAAAAAGAGATTTACTCTACTTAAATTATGGATTTCGAAAAAGAAAAAGAAATGTTACTCAAAATGAAAGCTTCCTCTAGTGGGGGTGTTTCAAAAGATGACTTTATCACAATTGGACCTGACCAAGAAATTATGGTCCGAATACTCCCTGGGAAAGATGCTGAAACACCTTTCTTTCATACTGTACACCAACATTATGTACGTTCGGGAGAAGAAGGTAACGGTCGCTATTACTCTTGTTTAAGAGACAAAGACCAAAAGTGTCCTTTATGCGAGGTTTACTTCTCCTTGTTTAAAACTGGAGACAGCGATAATGTTGCTTTAGCTCGTAGTATCGCTCCTCGCCAACAGACATTAATGAACACAGTAGAACGTAGTTCAGATACTGTTAAGATTTTACGTGTAGGTAAACAATTATTTGATGTTATTATGGGTACAATTCTTGATGAAGAATACGGTCCTGTTCATGACCTTGATAATGGTTTTGATTATAAAATTAAACGTGTAGGTAAAGGTTTAGCTACAAGCTACACTCAATCGGCTCCTTCTCGTCACGAGAGTCCTGCAGGAGATCAACAAGCGAAAGATCGGTACATGGGTTCCCTCCATGACATTCAAAATATCACAAGGTATATGGATTATGATGATGTTGAAAAAGCATCTGCAAATGTCCTTGCAGAATCTAGTGAAGGAGTTTCTGTAAAGAACCCTGTAGAAAAGTCGGATGGAGCCAATAGTGTAAATCTAACAAGTCTCCTGAACGATTAATAAATCTACAGGTTTTAAGGAGGGGCTGTTCACAGTCTCTCCTTATTTTTTTTTGCAGGTATAGTATAACGGCTATTATGAAAGCCTTCCAAGCTTTAGATATGGGTTCGATTCCCATTACCTGCTCCAACCCATCTTAAAAAAATGTTTGTAGGCTACAATAAACCCCACGAAACCGATATTAACGGAAATACAGTTGACAAATTTGTTGACGATGATAGGTTAAAAATTCTTGTCCACCCTGCTAATACAGGGGGCTGTGCTTACTATCGATGTTGGTTACCTTTTAAAAAATTAGAGGAAGCAGTACCAGGTAAAGTGCAGATTATTTTTGATCTTAATCCTTTAAGGAAAAACCCTAAAACAGGGGAAGATGGAGAGCCGACAGAAAATTTTAATACCTGCGATATTTTCTTTTCCCACAATATATGTAACTTTGGGGGAGTATATAACCTAAAGGCTTTACACTATGCTCGTTCTAAAGATACTATTCTCCACTATGATACTGACGACTTACTTACCGATTTGTATGATGGTCACAGGTTGCAAAATTTATACAAAGAAAAAAGATTAGATGATATCACAAAAGAATGTTATCAAATTGCGCATTTAGTCTCAGTTACCCAGAGTAAATTTGCAGAAAGAGTTGTTCCCTTTGTTAAAGGAGCACTTGTTATTATGAAAAATAAGGTAGACTTTACACTTCCTTGTTGGAATCAACCAAAGGTAAAGACTAAATTTGTTAAGATAGGGTGGGCAGGAGGTATTCACCATGAAGAAGATGTTAAAGAGTTTGAACGGGTTGCTCTTAGAGTGAATGCTAAGGTAGGAGCAGAAAATGTTCACTGGGGTTTTTATGGTAGACCTCCTCTTACTAAACCAGAAGATAAATGGCAACAGGAAGTGTGGGATAACTACGTAAAATCCTTAGCACAAGGGATTAGGAACTTTAAAGTATATCCTTCCCTCTCTACTTGGGATTATGGAAAAATGTATTCCAACATGGACATTGCCATTGCTCCTCTTCAAATGAACGATTTTAATGACTCTAAATCACAAATTAAAGTTGTCGAAGCAGGGCTCTATAAAGTCCCTCTTATTGCTTCTAATGTAGGTTGTTACGACCAACATATTAAGAACGGGTATAACGGGTATCTTATTGAACCTGGAAAAGGGTCTGCTGGGTTTACAAATAAGATCATAAAGCTTTGTAAGGATAAGAAACTAAGAAATCAAATGGGAGAGAACCTATATACCACTATAAAGGACGAATTTAATATTCATAATTCTCCTGCTGATAGACTCACTCTCTATCAAGATTTAATAGAAACTGTAAAAAATTATAAAAATGGGTAGATTTAGAGATAAAATTCGTAGAAAGCGTTTAGGCTTGAAAGTAGAAGCTCCTATACAGGAAGCTCCTAAAGTTATTGAAGAGGTTCTTGAAGTAGAAGAAGAGGTTCTTGAAGAGAAACCTAAGAAAGCGACTAAAAAGAAAGCTAACAAAAAAGGGTTATGGAAAAAAACGCTAGACAGTGGAAAAAAGTAGTCTATAATAAAACATGATTATTTCAAGTTTTATTTTATGGTGCTTAGCACTTTTTGGTTTAGTTAATGGTATTAACAACTCAAGCTTGCTACGTCCTCTTGTAAATGCTGCTTTAATGGATACTTCAAAAGTAGTTAATAAGTTAGGAGAACTTTTACTTTGCCCTATGTGTCTTGGTTTTTGGTTTGGGATGTTATTCTCTCTTTTAATTTTTAACCCTGTTGTTGCTTTTGCTATTGGTTGGAAAGGTATTATTCTTTCTGGTTTCGTAGGGAGTGCTTCTTGTTGGATTCTGTCTGCCTTAAGCAATGCTTTGTTCCGTCATGGTTTAGCTCAAAGAACTGGGGGTTGTGGTGGTTGTGGTGGAAATAACTCTGTGGAAGAGTAACCTCTCTGACTATAATAAGTCATGGATTTACATGACATTTGCAAGGCACTTGAAGGGGCGGAGGTCCTTGATGATAAGGACCTCGACCTTGGATTTATTAATGCAGGATCTTACGCTCTTAACCGTATCATTAGTGGGAAATCAAAAGAAGGGTATCCCATTGGGTCTATAGTAGAAATTAGTGGGGAAGCAGGTACAGGTAAAACAGCTTTTATTAGCCAAGCTTTTATTAGTGCTCAAGAGAAAGGGTACTACTGTGTTATGATAGACAATGAACACGCCTAT